GAAGAGATACAAGAAGAAAGCAGTGGGGTTGAAGAAGAGGTAGAAGTTGTCGAAGAAGAAGAATCCAGTAGCGAAGATGTTGTTGCAGACGAATCAATACAGGAAACAGACGATACCCAACAAGAAGAGAATGTCGAGACAGAAACTCAAGAAGATAACTCTGTCGATGTAAAGATTGCAAAGATTGAGAAGTACATAGAAAGCAATGTCAAAAATGCTGTACAAAAAGCAGAAGCAACATTAACTGTGGTGAGTGAGTTAGTCAGTAGAGAAATGAAAGCTAATCAAGTTGATATATCTAGTTATGATAATATTAATCAAGCTATCTTTGATAATAGACAGCTTCCTGATGGTAATGCAGACTTCTTTAATCAAGTAGCTTTAGTTGGTTACGATAAAACTATTTATACTAATCAAGTTTCATTAAGTGTTACTGATCCAGTTGTAGAACATACAATAAAATTAAATGATGCTCGTATTGAAACTAATAAGAAATTTAATGAACTGAGGGAGTTAATTAATGAACGAAATAATATCTAAACTTAGTGGTTATGCGGCATTGGTCGGAGTTATAGGTGCTATCGGTGGTGGCTTTATGGCTTGGGGTGAGTTTAATAACCGCATTGCACAACTAGAAGATAAAGAATATGTTGTTAATCAGGAAGTAGATTTAACTGATATAAACAAGGAAATAGAAAGATTAAAAGCAGATATCAAGATTAATAGTAAAGCGCTAGAATATCTTGATAGTAAATTTGAGGAATTAAAAGTATCGACTAATAATCCATTGTTACAATAGGGGGGAATATGCAGTGTAAAAATTGTTTGCACGAATGTCATTGTGGAAACAATGGTGTGTGTGTAACTTGTAAATGTGCTAATTGTGAACATAATGCTCTTGATGAGTTTTGGGAACGACTAGAAGAAAATGCAGGAATTATTATGAACTTATCTAAACATAGAGATTAATGGATAAAATAGAAGAATTAGCACAGTTAAGAGAAGACCTTGTTGATGATATTGAGGTATTACATACACAAAGACTAAACAACGCACTTGAAAATTTAGAAAGAGAAGTTGTAAAAATAGCTAATGATTTACCAACAAGGCAAGGTAAGTTATTTGAAGCAAGGTTAGCAGTAGAGATTAGACCACAATTAAAAGCGGCAATAGATAAACATTATACATTATGGGCTGATGGTACTGTAAGAGAATACGATAGAGTTGCTAAACAGGTAGTAGAAAATATGAAAGTGTTACCGATACCGGCAAAGTTTAAAACTTTAACTGAATTAGATATTGAGACTATAACTAACTTAAAACGAGTGAAGTTCACTGGGTTTTTAAATATCGGTGCTGAGACTGTAAACGCATTAGCTGATGAAGTTTATTCCTCGACAATAACAGGCAAATCAATTAATGATACTGTTAAGACACTACAGCAAAGAATAAATGGCGTATATATCAAAGCTGATGTCGATGAGATTAATGAATTAGTAGAGTTTGTCGCCTCTACGACAGATGAAGTTGCAAAAGCAAAAGCGATAGAACGATTACACACATTTTATGGTGCAGATCGTGTTGGAAATAATATGAGAAGATACGCAAAGCAATTAGCACACGACAGTTTAATGGAATTTGATGGTCAGTTTACCAAAGCGAAAGCTACGGAAGCAGGACTAACAAACTACCTATATTATGGAGATATAATTGGTGATAGTAGACCATTTTGTATAGCCAATAGAGGTAAAATATTTTCAGAAGATGAACTTAGAGATAAGTGGTCATCTGAGATTTGGAAAGGTAAATCAACGACTGATCCTTTCACAAGTAGAGGTGGATATAATTGCCGCCACCATCTACAGCCAACTGATCCCAGTTGGTATGATAACAATGGCAATCTTATAATATAGGAGAATACTACTATGGCTGACGAGCAAAAAACGGAGATCGAGAATACTGAATCTCTAGAAACAAAACAGGAAGTTGAAAATCAAGAGCCAATGATCGCACAAAGCGAATTGGATAAGATTATTGAAAAGAGACTTGCAAGGGAAAGAGCTAAAATAGAAAAAAAATTTAATGGCATTGACCCTGATGAAGCACGACAACTCTTACAAGAAAAAGAAGCTAAAGAGTTAGATATGCAAAAACAACGAGGTGAATTTGATAAAGTATTGAAAGAAACAGTATCTAAAAAAGACGCTGTAATTTCACAATACCAAGCCGAGTTACAAAAAGTAAGAATTGATGACGCATTGATTAAAGTAGCAAGTGAACAACAAGCTATTAAACCAGAGCAAGTCGTTAATTTACTTAAAAACAAAGTCCAATTAGGAGACGATGGTAAACCAGAAATTATTGGTGATAATAATGCACCGATGTATAACGATAAAGGTGAGCCACTTAGTATAAAAGAATATGTTGGACAGTTTTTAGATGACAACCCTCATTTTAAAGTTGCAACGCCTAGCGGTGCTGGATCTAGATCGAGTGTTGGTGGTGATACGCCCAAACCTTTGAACTTGGCGGAACTAAATATGAATAACCCTGAAGATAAAGCAAGATATGCTGAATATCGTAAGGAAAAATTACTAAAAAATTATTAACTAATAAAACCATAAAGGAGAAAAATTATGGCTAACGAATCAACATTGTCGACATTAGACGATTTGATCTCGCCTATGGTTGCAGAGGCTCTATTTGTAGCATCTGAAACTTCAATTATGCGAGGTCTTGTAAGAAACTACACGATGCCTAGAAATTCAGGCAAGGTACTACAAGTGCCAATTTACCCAACTGTGAGTGCGGCGGCTGTTGCAGAAGCAACTGACCTAAGTAACACAGCAGTATCAACTTCAAAAGCTGATCTAACTGTGTCTGAAGTTGGAATTATGACAACTGTTACAGATATGGCAATCAATGCTTCTGAATCAGATGTTGTAAGAGATCTAGGAAAATTATTTGGTGAAGCTATCGCTAAAAAAATTGACACTGATCTAACTGCTTTATTTGATGGCTTTTCAACTGCTGTCGGTGCGGCTGATGCGGCATTAACAGTAGCAAAAGTTTTTGAAGCTGTTTCAAAACTAAAACAAGCGGCAGTACCAAGCAATGATATGTCTTTGGTACTACACCCAGCAGTAGCTTATGACTTAAAAGCTAATATGACAAATACATTTGCAAACCCTAACCCAACTGATCTTGCTAACGAAGCATTAAGATCAGGTTATATAGGACAACTTGCAGGAGTAAGTGTTTATGAAACTTCTAATATGGCTAACACTGGAACTGGTGGTGACTTTAAAGGTGGACTATTCCACAAAGACGCTATCGGTATTGCAATGCTTCAAGACCTTAAAATTGAAACTCAAAGAGATGCTTCAATTAGAGGAACTGAAATTGTTGCCACTGCTGTATATGGCGTTGGTGAACTACACGATTCATATGGTTGTGAAGTATTAGCTGACTCTAGCATACTTTAATCCTTATTGGATTGATCAATATAGGGGGGAGAGTTCCTTTCCTCTCCCCTCTAACTTTTTAACAGGAATTTTATTATGGCATTTGCAACAAGATCAGATTTAATAGTATATCAGCCTGACATAGGTGATATGGGTTTATCGACAGGTGAGCAAGACGCATTTGTTACTCAAGCAATAGCAGATGTTCAAAGAGATATTAGAAATAAATGGTGGTCAGTTTATCACAGTAATCAATCTAGAAACAGAAGCTATGCAGGTGGCATAGAGATTGACCTAACTTTACTAACTGATTCACAATGGACTAGAGCCACAGTTTACAGAACATTAGGGTATTATATTTGTCCTGCATTAACTAAGTTTAATTCTGATGGTGACGAAGATCGTTTTCAGATTATGGGCAGTTTCTACCGAGAGAGATATGAAGATGAATTTGCAGATATATTAAGAGATGGTGTTGAGTATGATGCTAACGATGATAGCACAATATCTGATGCTGAAAAAGTTGCAGTACATTCATTAAGATTGGTTAGATAGTGGTAACAGTAAATTTACAAATAGATGTTACAGCAGTACAAGGAGCATTAAATACAGTTAAGAGAAAGATACCAAGAGCTTCATCTAAAGGTATTGCAGTTGCTTCTACTTTTATACAAAACGCTATTAAAGATAGAACTAGACAAGGTAGAAATGTTAAAGGCGGAGCATTTAAACCATATTCTAAAAGTTACAGAAAAGTAAGAGCAAAAAGAGGATCAAGTTTAACACCTAATTTATTTTTTAGTGGTCAGATGTTAGGTAATATGACTTTTAAGAAACTCTCGTCAACTAAAGGACAAGTATTTTTTCCTAATAGAACGCAAAACATTAAAGCATTTTTTAATGATGTTGATAGACCATTTTTTAGCGTGAATAGAATAGAAGAAGATAGAGCAGTAAAAGAATTTATAAAAACTTTTGAGCGAGAACTTAGAATATGAGTGAACGAGAAGATATAGCGGCTCACATTGTTACAACCTTATCTGCGGTTAGCAGTCCGATAACTTTCGGCAAGGTAACAAGAGAGCCTTTCGAACTAGATCAATTAAGTCAACAACAGTTTCCTGCTGTCTATATACAGACTGCTGATGAGACTAGAGAAGATGTCAGTATTAAAAATAGTGGCATAACAAGAACAGGCACAATTGATTTTAGGATATTTGGTTTTGTTACAACAGCAAGTACAACGACAAGTAATATAGATACTAAAAGAAATGAATTAGTAACAACAGTTGAGACAGCTTTGGATAGTGACAGAACTAGATCAGCTAACGCATTGGACACCCAATTAGTTAGTGTAGAAACAGATGAGGGAAGTATATTTCCTTATGGTGGTGTGATTATGACTATAAGGTGCTTCTATAAATTTACACAAGGAACACCATAATATGAGTAATAAAACATATTTAATTAAAAATGGAGTTACTGTATTAACAGAAAATCCAAATAAATTTCTAGATGATGGTTGGGTGCATAAGCATAACAATCCTGAAGCTAAAAAACCAACAGGGAGAAAATATGGCAAAAAGAATAAAACTCCAAAATAAAGACGGAGATACTATTGAGGTATGGGATCACCAAGTAGAAGAAATGACACAACAAGGTTGGTCAGATCAATCTGCAAAACCCAAAAAAAAATCAACAACTAAATCTTTTAATACAGAAGAAGGAGAAGAATAATGGCAGTACATACAGGCTCAGCAGGAGTTGTAAAAATAGCATCTAACACAGTAGCGGAAGTAACAGCTTTCACTATGGAGACAACAGCAGATGTAATCGAATCAACTCAACTGTCTGACACAAATAAAACATACGAAGTAAGCAGAAAAAGTGGAACAGTAACAGTTGAATGTATGTGGGACGAAACTGACACTAATGGTCAGATTGTTCTACAAGAAGCAACAGGAGTGACTTTGCTACTTTACCCAGAGGGTGCTACAAGTGGAGATTATTTTTACACAGTACCAGCAATCGTAACAGGAAACTCAGTTGCAGTAACTATGGATGATATAATTAGACTATCAATTTCTTGTCAGATAAATGGTGCTATCACTAGAGGTACAGTATAATTTGACAATTAATCCAAATTAGGATAAAAAAAGTGTATGTCAGCAATAGATATAATTACAGACCATTTTAAATCTTTAGATCAAGGCGAAAGTAAATCTTTTGCAAAGTGGCCAGAATTAACATTTTATAAACAACCAATAAACCTAAAACAAAAAGGTAAGTTGTTTAAAAGAATGGAAGCTGACGCAATCGAAGGTCTGGCATACGCTTTAATTGAATTAGCCTTAAATGAAAAAGGCGAAAATATGTTTGATTTAGCAGACAAGCCTAAACTAATGTTATCTGCTGATCCTGATACATTATCAGAAGTAGCAACTTGGTTAATGGAAACACCTGAAAAAAAAGACATTAAAAAAAAATAGATTACGATCACGACTTTTCAGCAATAATACAATTAGCTGATTACCTTAAAATACCTATTCAACAAGTAAGAGAATTTTCAGTAGAAGATTTTTTGGCTTGGATTGTGTTCTTAGAAGATAAAAACAAAAAAGAACAGCAACAAATTAATATGGCGAAAGCTAAATCACGATCTAGGAGATAGATGACTAAAAAAGTTAAAATTGATATAGTAGCACAGGATAAAACTAGACAAGCTATTGCATTAGCAAAGAAGAATTTAGATGGTTTAAAAAAATCAGTATTCAATCTTAGAAATGCTTTTATTGGTTTGGGTGCAGGTTTAGTAATAAGAAATCTAGTAAATACAGGTAAAGAGATTGAAAGCCTACAAGTAAGATTTAAGTTTTTATTTGGTACTGTCGAAGAGGGAACAAAAGCATTTGATTCATTAACTACATTTGCCGCTAAAGTACCATTTAGTTTAGAAGAAATAAGTGCCGCTTCTGGTAACTTAGCTGTCGTTGCAAAAGACGCAAACGAATTATCTGAAATATTAAAAATTACAGGTAATGTTGCCGCAGTAACAGGATTAGATTTTCAAACTACTGCTAGTCAAATTCAAAGAGCCTTTAGTGGTGGTATTGCCGCCGCAGATGTATTTAGAGAAAAAGGTGTCCGAGATATGCTTGGATTCCAACAAGGTGCAACTGTATCTGTTGAAGAAACTATCAAGAAATTTGAAGAAGTATTTGGAGCAGGTGGAAGATTTGGAGGTGCAACAGACGCACTAGCCAATACATTTGCAGGTACTGTATCAATGATACAGGATAAAGTATTTAAGTTTAAACAAACTATTAACCAAACTTTCTTTGAAGAACTAAAAAGAATATTTGGCGATCTAAATAAGAACTTAGAAAAAAACGAAGGTAAGATTAATGCTATCGCTGTTTCGATTGGAGTAGGATTAGCAAACGCAGTTAAAGCTATTGAAGATTCAATGGGTTTCTTATCAAGAAATGCAGATAATGTAGCTAAAATATTTTCAGCGATAATTGCACTAAAATTGGTAGCTGTATTTGTTGCTATTGCTAAGTCTGTTTTAGAACTTTATAGAGGCGTAGTTTTATTAGCAACTGCATTACAATTATCTTATGGTAATTTTTTAGCGGTAGGTGCAATAGCAACAGCATTAGGAGTCACTTTTTTAGCAGTTAATAAAACTGTTGATGGCTTGATGAAAGGTTTTGATGAATTAGGTGATTCAACTGAATTTTATGCTCACCAACAAGAACAGTTTAGATTAAGACAACACGAAACCATTGCAACTAATGAAGAAGTAAGTGAGTCATTAAATACTATAGCATTAGGCTATACTGATATTGGAAACGCTTGTCAGATAGCAGGAGAAAAAATACAAACATTCGATCAATTATTAGCTGAAACAACTAAGAAACAAGAACAGGACGAAGCAAGAAAAGCACAGACATTTGAAAGAAATTTATCTAACTTTAAAGATATTAAATTTAAAGAAATAGATTTTGAAGATATGTCTCAAGAGCAAAGACAGAAATTAACTAAAGAGGGTTTCAGATCAGCATTAGAAGAAGGCTCTAAACACAGTAAAAAAATGTTTAGATTAAATCAAGCATTAAACATTGGTGAAGCCATAATGAATACTGCAACAGGTATTACAGGTGCGTTAAAACTTGGTCCTGTGGGAATACCATTAGCAATAGCAATAGGTGCTATGGGTGCTATGCAAATTGCAACAATAGCCTCACAACAACCACCTGCACAATTTGGTGGATCTAGATTACCTAACAGTCCATTCCTAGTTGGAGAAAAAGGTCCAGAATTATTTACACCTAACACCGCAGGAACAGTTACACCTAACCATCAACTTGGTGGTGGCGGTGCAACAGTAAACTTTAATATAACTACAGTAGACGCTTCATCATTTGGTGCGTTACTAGATACAAGACGAGGACAGATTGTAAATATGATTAATTCAGCTTTGAATAACAAAGGTCAGGCGGCTCTAGTATGAGTGGTGCATTTCCTACAAGTCCAATATCTAATGGTATTAATATTAAGAGTAATCAAACAACTATTGTTTCAACAGCCATTAATGGTCGCAGACAATCTAGACAATTACAAAATCAAAGATGGGAAATGACTGTATCATTTCCACCAATGACTAGAGCAAGTTTCTCGCCTATATTTGCGTTTATTACTGCACAGAGAGGGCGTAAAGAATCATTTACTTATACGCCACCAATCATAGATGATTCACTGGGAACAGAAACAGGATCAGTATTAGTGAACGGAGTACACGCTGTTGGCGATACGACTATTGCTATGGACGCATTTGCTGGTGATGGTGATGGTCGATTTAAAGCTGGTGATTTTATTAAGTTTGCCAATCATTCTAAAGTTTATATGGTTGTGTCTGATGTTACATCATCTAGTAATGCGGCAACAGTAACGATAGAGCCACCATTAACAACTGCACTAGCTGATGACTCAGCAGTTACTTATGATAGTGTTCCATTTACAGTTGCATTGAAAAATGATATTCAAGAGTTTGTAATTGGACAAGACGCTTTATACAGATACGAATTAGATTTTATTGAGGTTATATAATGTCAAGAGGTTTACACTCAACCCTTAAAACAGAATTAGCTACTGATCATTTAGATCAGATACATTTAATTAAGTTTACTATCGGTAGTACGATTTATTATAGAACGACAGCTTATTTTGATATTGTTTATGATGGCAATACTTACACAGCTAACGCTACCTTATTAAAAATACCGACTATTACAGAATCAAGTCAAATAGCAACGAGCAATGTTACTTTTGACATTGAGGGTGCTAGTCAAACATTTATAAGTTTATTATTAAACAACGAACATATACACCGCCCTGTTGAGATTATTAGAGGTTATTTAACAGACGCAGGTGCATTGGTCACTAATCCCTATACAATATTTTTAGGTTACATATCAGGGTACAGCATTAACGAAACAACAACTTCAAGTAGAATATCTATTATAGTTGCTAATCATTGGGCTAACTTTGAAATGAAAAGAGGCAGAAGAACTAATAACAATTCACAACAACAAATATTTAGTGGTGATAAGTTTTTTGAATTTTCAAACTCTTTAATGGTAGATATTGAATGGGGTAAAGTAAATGACGAACAGTGATTATATTTTAACTAAAGCTAAAGATACTAATATACCTGAATTAATTAAATTGCTTTGTTTAATGCCTGAAGAAGCTGACACAATCTATCCGCCATATAACAAAAACATTATGGCTAAATATTTAAAAAATGTAATAACTCAAGAGTTATGTTTGATATTGATTAAACATACTAAAATAGTAGGTGCTACAGGTGGAGTGCTATCAAGGTTTTGGTGGTCAGAAAATAAAATATTAATTAATAGTTTTTTATACATTTTAGAAGAACACAGAAACTTTACTAACGCAAAAAAATTAATACTTGGTTTTAACAAACTTGGTGAAAAACATCTTGTACCTATAATTATGGGTACAAGTGATGCAAAAGATATGGAAAGAAAAGATATGCTATTTAATAAATTAGGTTTTAGAAAACTTGGTGGACAATACGGAGTAGGAGTATAATGGGTTTTATAGCTGATGCCATTGATGGTATATCAAGTGCTTTTGATTCAGTAGTAGATATTGTAGAAGATATTGTTGATGCTGTAGTAGATGTTGTTGAAGAAATTGGTGATTTTCTATTTGGTTGGTTAATACCTGATATGCCTGATTTACCTGACTTTGAAAAAATGCTTCAAGGTGACGGAATATTAGTCAATAAAAGAAACTCTAATGATCCATTGCCTGTCGTTTATGGGACAAGAAGATTAGGTGGTAATATTGTTTTTTTAGGTACTTCATCTGATAATCAATTCTTATATGTGGTATTATCTATGTGTGAGGGACAAGTTGCAAGATTTACTGAGTTATACATAGACGACACTCTTTATGCTACTTATACAGGATCAGATTCAACTTTTGGCACAGCACAGACTATTTCTAGCTTGGCAAGTGCAAGTACCTCAGTCCCAACCAATACTTCTAATTTAAGTATAGAAACTGACCACCCTGTTTATGCACAGACAGAAGAAGAAGAGGGTGTTGAGACTACACACTATCTAACTAACTTTGCTTTCTTTAATGGCACAGATGATGGTTTAAATTCTACAACTTTAACAGGAATGTCTGAATTAAATTCATTAGGTTGGACTTCTTCGCACAATGGTAAAGGCATAGCACACGCAGTATTTAAGTTTAAATATAATTCAGACGCATTTAATGGCATACCAAAGATTAACTTTGTTATAAGAGGTAAATTAATTAACACTAATTTAAGTGGATCAAGTTATGCTTACTCAGCTAATCCTGCTTTAATTTTATATGATTACTTAACTTCTACTCGCTATGGCAAAGGTTTATCTGCAAGTGATATAAATACGACTGCATTTACTACAGCCGCAGGAGTTTGTAATACTTCTGTTACACCTTTTTCAGGTGCAAGTACAGAAGCCTTATTTGAATGTCATACTGCTTTAGGTAATAAGACTAAATTAATTGATAATGTTAAAAAAATATTATCTTCTATGCGGTCATTTTTTACTTTTAGTGGTGGTCTTTACACAATTAAAGTAGAGGGAACAGGCTCTAGTGTTTTATTTATTACAGAAGATATGATTATTGGTGGTATTAAAGTTCAAGGAGAAAACAAACAAAAAAAATATAATAGAGTGATTGCAAGATTTGATAATTCAGAAAAAAACTTTCAACCTGATGAAGCGATCTATCCACCTAGTGATGAAACTAATGTCGGTGCAGATTTTAAATATGCAACTATGTTAGCTAATGATAATAATGAAGAATTGCATTTTGAGATGTCTATGCCTTGTACTGTTAGTCCATATCAGGCAGAAGATATGGCTGAGTTAGTTTTAAAAAGATCAAGAGCAGGATTACAGATTAGTCTCAATGCAACCTCAGAAGCACAAGAATTAATAGTCGGAGATATATTTCAAGTAACACATAGCGGTATGGGTTTTAGTGCAAGTAATTTTATTTGTATGGGTATCACTTTGCAGTCTAACGGAACAGTAGGCGTCAAGGGTTTAGAATATTCTGCTGACGCTTATACTTACAATACTAAATTAAAAACACCTAATCAACCAACTACATTTTTGCCTGATCCTAAAACTGTAAATGCACCAGTTATCACTTCAGTAACAAGTGAAGCAGTAAATGTAACTGAGGGTAATTTAAATGTAATAATGACTGTTACTTTAAGAAATACTCCTGACTTCTTTGTCGATAAATATGAAGTTGTTTATAAGAAAAGTACCGCTTCAATTTATAAATCAGCAGGTATATCTTCTAGCACAGTTAGGGAAATACCAGTTGAAAGTGGTGCTACTTATAATGTAAAGGCTAGAGCAATAAACTCATTAAATTATAAGTCAGCTTTTGTAGCACAAGATCATTTTGTTATAGGCTTTAGTGATCCACCTGCTGATGTAACTAATTTTGCAATAGATTATCAAGATCAGACTGCGGTGCTTACTTGGACACCAAGTGCTGATTTAGACTTAGCATATTATCATATTCGTTTTAGTCCTGATACGACTCATACTTATCAAAGTACAACAGTATTAGTTGAAAAAGTAAGTCCACCTGCGAACTCAGTGATAGTTCCTGCTAAAGCAGGTATATACTATATTAAGGCTTTTGATTTATTAGGACACGAATCTACTAACGCATTAGCGGTTATTGGAACTATATCAGAGTTTCAAGGACAAACATTAGCTTCTACTATTACTGAAGAAACTGCTTTTAGTGGTACACACAGTAATACAGTAGCGGTAGATAATATTTTAAAATTAGACTCTTCAGGAAATTTTGACAGTTATAGTGGTAACTTTGACGATGCTACAGGATTGTTTGATCAAGGAACAGGAGTAGTTTCAAGTGGTACATATACCTTTGCAAATCAAATTTCTTTAGGTGCAAAATATCAAGGTAGAGTATCTAGTTTTTTAAATATTGATTACTTAGATTACATTAACAACTTTGATTCTATGGCTGGTAACTTCGATGATGTTGCAGGATTATTTGATGGTGCGGCTTCTACAGTAGATATGGACGCTAAATTATTAATTGCCACAAGTGATGATAATTCTACCTTTACAGCATTTAGACCATTTCAAGATGGTAACTATGCTTTTAGATATGCAAGATTTAAAATTGAACTAACAAGTAATGTTTCATCAGCAACACCTCAAGTAAACAATTGCCAAGTCAAATTGTTTATGACTGATCGTACTGAAAAAGAACAGAATATAGTAAGTGGTGCAGGAACTAAAGCTATTACATTTAGTAATGCTTTCTTTGCAGAGCCTAGTGTAATTATTATGGCACAAAATGCGGCACAGAATATACAGACAGCAGTTACAAGTAAATCAGCAACAGGATTTAGTGTAACCTTTACTAATGCAGGTGGTGCGGCACAAGATGTAACTTTTGATTATGTTGCAACAGGGCAAGGCAGAGCCATTTAATTTGCCAAAACAAAACAAATAATTTATAAGGACAATAGGAGAATATAAATGACACAAGCAGATTTTACAATTGCCAATCAGACCTTTCCAAACACTAGGACTGAGTTAAATACTTCGCTACAGGCATTGGCTACAAATTCAGCAGGAAACTCAGCACCAAGTACGACATTTGCTAATCAATGGTGGTTTGATTCAGATGGGAATCAATTATACATTCGCAATAAAGACAACGATGCTTGGGTGAAAGTTATAACTGTTGGTGCAACTTCAGATAAAATTGATTCTATTGCAGATAGTATTACAATAGGAAGTCAAGGCGGAGTTACAATAACTACAGCAGGAGTTGATCCGCACTTAGAGTTAGTATCAACTGAAGCAGGTTCAACACAATCTCCTATTCTTGACCTTTTTAGAAATTCATCTTCACCTGCTGATGGTGATGTTTTAGGTCAAATAAATTATTATGGTGAAAACTCCGCTAGTGAAAAAATAGATTATGTAAGAGTAAGAGCAGGTATATCTGATGTTACAGATGGAACTGAAGATTCAAACTACACTATCACAACTTACACAGGTGGCTCACAATTTGGTAGGTTAAATATTCTACCACTTGAAACTGTATTTAACGAAAATTCAACTGATGTAGACTTCCGAGTAGAATCTAATGGTGATGCCAATATGTTATTTGTTGATGGTGGTAATGATAAAGTTGGCATAGGAACTTCAAGCCCACAAACTACTTTACACGTTGAGGGAACAGCACCTATTATTAGAATATCTGACTCCAACAGTACCTCAGAAGATGATGCTGTTAGTAAAATTCAATTTTATGATAGGAATAATACAGATTTAAATGCTGAAATTATTTCAGGTACAGGCTCTTTATCAGACCTAATTCTATCAGCTCACAATAATAGATCATTAGTATTTCAAACTAATGGTAATACTGAAAGAATGAGAATAAAGAATGATGGTAAAGTAATTATTGGTGGAACTGATGCTACATATGGTGAGTTAGGTATTGAAAATGCTGGTGATGCAAAAATAGATTTATTTTCTAATGTAGGTTCTGGCACTGAGGGTAAAGCTGAAATATTTTTTTCTACTGACACAAGCTCAGATCACGTTTCTTGTGCAAGTATTGTGATGCAACAGGATGGCGGTGGAGATAGAAAAGGTGAAATAGTATTCAATACATCCGATAATGGTAGCCCATCTGCTAGAATGTTTATAAGTAATAGTGGAGAAGTAATAATTGGGGCTACATCAAATTCTTCACCATCTACTTCTAGTAGTGCAACACATTCAGCATTTCTGGCTACTGGCATACTTCATTTATCTGCTAGTAGTACATCTTGTTTCAGAGTAAACAGGGTAAATAGTGAGGGTACAGCTGTAGAGTTAAGACAGGCTGGTAGTTTAAGAGGTAGTATCTCTGTTGCTGGTGCAAGTGCTTCATTTAATACATCCTCTGATTATAGGTTAAAAGAAAATATTTCTTATGATTGGGAAGCAACTTCACGATTAAAACAATTAAAACCAGCAAAATTTAATTGGATTAGTGATGACACTAATACTTTAGTTGATGGTTTTATAGCTCACGAGGTTCAACCAATAGTACCTGAAAGTGTTAATGGCGTAAAAGATGCTATGGCTGAAATACTTTACACAAGTGATGATGTAGAAACACAAGGTGATAATCCTACAAAAAATGTTGGTGATTTTAAAGAATATTCAACAACAGAAATAGACCCACAACAGATAGACCACTCAAAACTTGTACCACTTTTGGTAAAAACTATACAAGAGTTAGAAGCAAGAATAACAGCATTGGAGAGTTAATATGTTTACACTTGATAACAAAGAATATGACGAAACTAAATTATCTGATAAGGGTAAGATAGCTTTCGCACAACTGCAATATGTAGGACAAGAAAGATCAAAACTTCTACTAGAAACTGATCGTCTTAATACGATAGAGGGTGCTAACACAGCAATCCTCAAAGCTGAACTACCGAAAGAGGAAGCTAATGCCCAGTCAGAGCCAAAAGAATAGCGAAACTCTTATACGCCTAGAGGCTCGGATCGAAACGATAGAGTCAAATCATCTTACTCACTTACAAAACTCGGTACAGAAAATTGAGAAAAGTATAGAAAGCATTTGGAAAGTTATAGGCATACTATGTGCTATGTTTATCTTTGTCTTTGCTGATAGTGTTAAATCACTAATAGATATAGTTACTATTTTATAATAGAGGGTTAATATATGACCAAAAATCAGAGAGTGCTTATTCTCTCAGATACACATTTTCCTTATCAACACCCACAATACTTTGAGTGGGTTAAAAAAATAAAAGATCACATAAAATTTTCTAGCGTAATTCATATTGGTGACTTAGTCGATTTTCACTCAATAAGTTTCCATTCTCATTCAGCCGAATTGCCTAATATAAAATATGAAATTGATAATGCTAAAGAACATATTTTTAAATTGAGAAAGTTGTTTCCAGTGCCTATGCAAATATTAAATGGTAATCACGATATTAGAATTCAAAGAATGGCTGAGAAAGCAAATATGCCTGAGTCTTTTATTAGAGATTTAAATGATATTCTTGGTATAGAAAAATCTTGGAATTGGACTTGGCACGATAAGTTGATAATTACTTTGCCCAACAAGACTAAAGTATTTTTTACACACCATTTTAAATCAAGTGTACTAGCTTCATCAAAAGAATTAGGAATGTCATTCGTAGCAGGGCATCAACATACTCAGAGCAATCTTAGTTACTGGAGTTCGCCTACAGCTTTAAACTTCGCAATGACTGTTGGTTGTAGCATAGATCCAAAACACGAAGCCTTTAAGTATGCAAAGAATTTTATTAAACGACCAATTATTTCACTTGGCGCAATAGTTGATAATCAACCGATGTTGTTTGCAATGCCGATGGATTCTAATGGTAATTGGAATGGAAAAGTTTGTTGAGTGCATTTAAAAAGCAAGTGGGCGGAACACACTATAAAGAACATAAAATACAGCCTTTTAAGTTTATCCAAGCTAATAATTTAGATTATTTGCAAGGTGTCGTAATCAAGTATATAGTCCGCTATAAGGATAAGAATGGTATTGAAGATTTAGAAAAAATAATTCATTATTGCCAACTTGAAATAGAGAGGATTAGAAATGACAAAAAATAATTATATTGATGGCACACCAAATCGTATGCCTTGTAGAATTGAAAGATTGCAGATTGATAATCATAGAGCATTTTCTATTATTGGTTTAGGCATAATAAATGATGAGATAAAACCATTATATTTGAATGTACCTCTAAAACCTTATGATCAAAAACTAGATAGAGAGACTCAGGCACATTGTAGATCAATCACACGCAATCTAAAAAATAGAGATACCTTTGATGAGATCGTAGAAGATCACACAAAAGAAAGCATTGTTGGTAATGTACTTCACTATATACAAAAAAATCTTGAAGATATTATTGATAATAAACAGCCTGAAAATGCTGTTAGGTTAAACACCGACCCTTACCGAAAAATAAAATAGGAGTAAACTATGGAAATACTTAAAAGAGCAATGGAAGTAGCTACAATTAAAGTTTCACTTTGGATTGTTGCAGTAGTAGCAGTAGGAGCAGTCATTATATTCTAATGATTGACACTAAACAAAGAATAAAATCCCACGAGGGCTTTAGTCCCACAGTTTACGAGGACACACTCGGTTATAAGACTGTGGGCTATGGTCATTTAGTTTTAGAAAAAGATAATTTTGTTGTTGGGGAGATATATACACCTGAAGAATTAGAGGGTGTATTTGAAGAAGATTATAACATAGCGTTTAATAACGCTCACGATCTTTTAGAAGATAAAGACATACCATACGATCCTATGGTTGAATCAGTATTAATAGAAATGGCTTTTCAGCTAGGACTGCCAAGATTAAAGAAATTTGTAAAGTTCATTCAAGGTTTACAGGAAGAAGATTATAAGAAAGCCGCAGATGAAATGATAGACAGTAGATGGGCTAAACAAACCCCTGCTAGAGCTTATGAACTTTCAACACTAATAAGGAATATAAAATAATGTGGTTATCACTATTACCGACAGTTTTAAAAACAGGTGCTTCAATATTTGCTAATAAACAAAAAGCTAAGATACTTATGTCCGATGCTGAATTATTACACGCACAGAAGATGGCGAATGGCGAAGTAGAATATCAAGCGGCAGTTAGACAATCTAACGATAAAGGCTGGAAAGACGAGTTTGTTTTGATCCTTGTGTCCGCACCTGTGATATTATTAATTTGGTCTGTGTTTTCAGACGATCCTAACATACAACAAAAACTAGATATGTTTTTTGACAAATTTTCTAATTTACCATTTTGGTATCAATCATTATTTATTGGTGTTGTTGCTAGTATCTATGGACTCAAAGGTGCAGACATATTTAAGAAAAAATGAAGAAAGTAAATATAGTTCTACACCAAGAACATAATGTATTTACTCTTGTAAAAGTATTATTCACAATAAAGACTTTAGAATTAGCGGTGGGGTGTTTTGAGTTTATGGATATCTATCCTACTTGCAAACACACTAACGAGTTTGAAGATATTGTTAAAGCCACTTGTGAAACTGTCTATGGTACGATTGATATTGATACTGAGGTTTTTTTTACTGAGGTAGAAGATACAGAACTAATCGATAAGAATTTCTCACCGAGTAGCTTTTCATTAACTATTAATTAAAGATCCCCAAAATCTTCTTTAAACATTTTAATATATAACACCACTAGGACTACTGTAAGTAATCCTAGAAGTGGTAGTAAGAAATAATATAATAGTGCTTCCATTATTTGCCCTTTCTGAGGTGGCTTACGCCACCCCCCATTCTGTAAAGTTTTTTTCAATTTCAACTTTACACTCATTCAAAGTGTGAAACATTGTTTGATATACATATACAATTTTTCCATTATCCTCAAAAAGATGACCCATATTCCATTTTCCGTTTGGTGTGTCATTAGTTGCGTAATATTGGCAACCTCTTTTGTCAGTTTGATTTGTAATATAAATATTTTTATTTAATATTTTATCAGCTTTTTGTTTTTTATATGTAATCATTTTATTTACCCTTTCG